AGGCGCAATTTGTACACACGGTCTTCGGTCGGTCTATCAGTGAGGCTTTCTATCTATCAGAGGTGATCCCATGGCGCGCGAGATACAGCCTTGCGGGACCTTTGCCGCCTATCAGAGGCACAAGAGGAAGAAGGAAGACCCGTGTGATGCGTGCGCTGAGGCTGCACGCTTGCAGGCGTCCGAGCGTCGGGACTCCGGGCGCGCTGAGTCTGTTTCGCGTGTTGCCCTGGCCCTTGCCGCTGAGCCTGCCCCCGATGTCCTCGATGAACTCGATGAGGCGCGGGAGAACTTGCGCGCAGTGAAGGCTGCGATGTCCGAAGCGCCGGCCAATGCGATCGCGGCGTTGTCGAAGCGGCGTGAAGAACTCGTGCGGCGGATTGTCGTGCTGTCTAAATCGAACGAGCCTGAGGAGAGCGTCTTTGACCAACTCCGAAAGCGTCGTGAGGAAAGGATCGCAGCTTCCTCGCATTGAGTCGTTCCCCCTTTATGCGACTACTGCCGCCGATGACGCGATTGACCTTGCCGCGGTTGCTGGCTTGTTCCTCGATCCGTGGCAGGAGTACGTTCTGCGCGGTTCTCTCGGTGAGAAGCGCAACGGTAAATGGTCAGCGTTCCGTTGCGGCCTAGTTGTCCCGAGACAGAACGGAAAAAATGCGCTGCTCGAGGCGCGCGAACTCGCCGGCTTGTTCCTGTTCGGTGAGAAGCGGATCATTCACACCGCGCACGAGACGAAGACGGCGCGTGAGTCGATGCAGTCGCTCATGAATCGCATGAAAACCTGCCCGGATCTCATGGAGCAGGTGCAGGGCTTCGAGGGCGACCTTGACAAAGAGTTTTCCGGCATGAAGGTCGGCAACGATCCGAGCATCACGCTCAAGTCGGGCGCGAAGATTTCCTATGCGGCCCGGTCGAAGGGTTCGGGTCGTGGCTTCACTGGCGACCTGATCGTTATGGATGAGGCGTATGCGCTGAAGACGGCGGAGATGGCGGCGATGTTGCCGACGATGGCGGCTAAGTCGATGGATGGCAACCCGCAGATTTGGTTTACGTCTTCGGCTGGTATGCCTGAGTCGGATCTGCTCGAGGCCATGCGTCAGGAGGGCATCAAGAAGACTTCCGACCGGCTCGCCTATTTCGAGTGGTCGGCTGAGGATGACGCGCCGATTGATGATGTCGAGTCTTGGTATCAGGCCAATCCCGGTCTGGGTATTCGCATCAGCGAGCAATACGTGCGCGATGAATACGAAGCGTTTATCGAGGCTGAGGCGACCGAAGAGTTCAAGCGCGAGCGCCTGGGTATTTGGGCGAAGCTGGGCGGTGAGTCGGTATTCTCTGCCGGCGTCTGGTCGGCCCTCGCTGATCCATTAGACCTAGATGAATCTGATAATCCGATCCCCGGGACGGGCTCCCAGCCGAGCGAGCAGATCGTGTTCGGGGTGGAGATCGCGGGCAATCGCGAGTCGGCATCAATCGCCCTTCTATCGTTCCGCGCTGACGATCTTATTCACGCGGAGATTGTAGAAAACCGGGTCGGTACGTCATGGCTTGGCACGCGGCTGGCTGAGCTTCAGAAGCTCTACAACCCGATCGCCACTGTGGCGATCGCTGGCGGTCATGTCGACTCCCTGGTGCCGTCGTGGAAGCGTGATGGAGCCCGCGTGAAGCTCATCAAGTTTGCCGATTATGTGAAGGCGTGCGGCGTCATTTACGACTGGATCACTCAGGGCAAGCTTCGACACCTTGACGATGACCTTCTCAATGCACCCATCGACGGCGTGCGGCAGAAGTTCACCCGAGACAACGCCTCCTGGTACTGGTCGCGCGCATCGTCGGACGTAGACATCACCCCGCTTGTGGCCTTGACGGTCGCGGCGGGTTCATTGGAAAAGAAGTCGGGCCAATCACGGTCGGACGGCAAACGGAGAGGGAGGATCTTGTGACTTCAGGCATTGATTTGGTGCTCGATCATTCCGATTCTGAGCTGTTGGAGGCGTTGATTCGGGTGTGGCGTCAGAAGCGCCCGCGGAATCTGACGCGCAGCATCTATTACGACGGCAAGGCGGCACTGAAGGACTTCGGCATTTCGCTGCCCCCTCAGATGCGGTCGATTGACGCGGCGCTGGGGTGGACGGCTAAGGGCGTCCACGCCATGACGGATCTTTCGCAGTTCACCGGGTTCGTTTCGGCTAACGGTGAAGAGGATGCGTTCGGCGTTGATTCGATCGCGTGGGATAACAACTTCCTGATGGAGTTCCCCGCGGCGAAGGTGTCGTCGGCGGTTCATGGTTGCTCGTTCCTGACGGTTAGCTCGGGTGACGTGCAGTCGGGTGAGCCTGAGGTCATGCTGCTGGCCCGGTCGGCTGAGAATTCGGCCGCGATCTGGGACCCGCGACGTCGTGCGCTTCGAGGCTTCCTGTCGATCGTTGACTTCACGAACGCGGGCGACATTAGCCGCATGGTGATGTACACGCCGGACAAGGTGGTCACTCTCACGCGGCAGGGCGGTGCGTGGCGTCGTGGCTGGAAGGCTGACGTTCAGCGCAACCCGCTCGGCGTGGTGTCTGTAGCCCCGCTGCCGAACAATTACGAGCTGTCCCGACCTCTGGGCCACTCGCGGATCACGCGGGCGTCTATGGGCTATGTGGACTCTGCCATCCGTACGATCGTGCGCTCTGAGGTGTCGGCTGAGTTCTACTCTGCGCCGGAATACTACCTGTTCGGCGCGAAGGTCGAGGATTTCGTCGGTGACGATCGCTGGACGGCTCTCATGGGCCGCATCAAGGCGCTCGACGTCGAGGATGGCGAAGACAAGCCGGATCTGCACCGCTTCACTGGTGCGTCTCCGCAGCCGCACACCGACCAACTCCGCATGTGGGCGAACCTGTTCTCGGATGACCAGGACCTCGAGGTGAAGTTCGCCGACAACTCGAATCCGACCAGTGCAGACGCTATCTTCGCGGGCAAGATTTCGCTGACGATGGCGACGAACACGGCTAACGGGATTTGGGGTCAGGGCGCCGAGCGTGCCATGCAGATGGGCGTCATGCTCCGCGATGGGCTCACGTCTGTTCCGGTGGAGATGCGCAGCTTGCAGGCGCAGTTCACGAAGGCTCACCTTGTGTCACCGACTGCTCGTGCTGATGCGTTCTCGAAACTCGCTCTGAGCATCGAGGGGTTCGGCGCGTCTGAGGTCGGCATGGAGTATGCAGGCCTTGACCGTGGGCAGATTGTGCGCTTGCAGGCTGAGCGTCGACGGGCTCAGGTTGGATCGCTGGTGTCTTCACTACGGGCTAATGCTGACGCTGCGGTTGCCACTCCTGAGGTCGCAGCGGTCGCCGGCCAACGTGGCGGTGAGTAATGACGACGATGGCCGACATTGAAGCGTACCGGCGCGGGTCTAGCGACCTGACGGCGCTTGCGTTGCGCGAGGTCAACGACGTCCTGTCGTTCCTTGGCGACGCCAACCCGGTCACGGTGCGCAATTCGCTCATTCAACTGCTGCCCGAGATCGTCGGCCCGTATATCACGGCATCCGGCGAGCTCGCGGCAACGTGGTATGAGGATTTGCGCTCGTCGTCTGTCGGTGGCACGTACTATGCGACCGCCTCGGGTGAGTTGAACCAGGCGCGCATCAATTCGCTGGTGCGGTATGGCGTGAAGCCTTTGTTTGGGCAGTCGAGTTCGACGGTGCTGTCTCTCATCGGTGGCGGCGTGCAGCGGATGGTGTCTGGTGCTGGCCGGGCGACGATTGCCGATAATGCGTCGCGCGATCGGGTGCGTGTCGGGTTCGCTCGCATTGCCCGACCTGACGCCTGTGCGTTCTGCGGAATGCTCGCCTCTCGCGGGGCCGAGTACGCCTCGGAGGCCTCTGCTGGTGGCGTTGTGGGCCGCGGTGTTTCTGCCGCCTCCACCAAGGGCAAGGCCGGCGGGCAGGGCAAGGGGCTCAGGGGTCGCGGCTCTCGCGCCATTGGCTCCAATGACTATCACGACAGTTGCCATTGCGTTGTTGCCCCGGTGTTTCGCGGTGACACGTTCGCGACGGAGGCCGCGGCACCATTCAAGGCGCTTTATGACGACGCGTTCGAGATCAACGAGGGCGGCGCGATCAGCGCGAAGGAAACCCTCGCTAACTGGCGACAGGTGCACGGCACTAAATAGATTTCCGCGTTCTCTCGCGGATCAGTGACCTCGACTGTCTCGAGGGTCATGGGCGACGGCCCCTAAACGGATTGAAAGGGGTTCCGATATGTCGGAGCAGACAAGTACCGCTGTCGCGGGAGAACAAAACGAGCAGGTCCAGGAGCAGGCAAAGGAGTTCGCGGCGATTACGTCGCAGGAAGACTTCGACACCCGCATTCAGGCCCGCATTGCTCGGGAGCGTGGACGTTTCGCAGACTACGACGACTTGAAGGCTAGCGCCGCCAAGCTCGCCGAGATCGAAGCGGCCAACCAGACCGAATCCGAGAAGGTCGCTGAACGTCTCGCAGCCGCTGAGAAGCGCGCTGTGGAACTGGAAGCCAAGGCCGCTCGGGCCGAGGTCGCAGCCGCTAAGGGTGTCCCTGCCGCGTTGCTTTCGGGCAGCACGCAGGAAGAACTCGAGGCATCCGCTGACGCGCTCATCGCATTCAAGGGCATCACGCCCGAACCCGAGGCCAAGACGGACAAGAAAACGTTCTACGTCGCTGACGAAGGCGGCGTCCCGGCGCTCGGCAAGCAGGACAACATCTCTCCCGGCATGGGGTCCCTCCGTGCTGGCTACGCACAAGAAAAGGAATAGCCCATGGCTACCACTCTCGCAGAGGCCGCAAAGCTCTCTCAGTCCTACCTCCAGAAGGGCGTTCTGGAAACGTTCGTGCAGGCCAGCTCTGTGCTGGACCGCATCCCCTTCATGACCATTCAGGGCAACGCCTACTCGTACAACGAGGAAGCCACCCTTCCCGGTGTCGCGTTCCGTGCGGTCAACGGCAGCTACACCGAGTCGACAGGAACCGTCAACCAGAAGTCCGAGTCTCTGGTCATCACCGGTGGAGACGCCGACGTTGACAAGTTCATCGTGCAGACCCGCGGCGACGTGAACGACCAGCGTGCCGTTCAGACCGCGCTGAAGGTCAAGGCGCTGTCTTACCAGTTCCAGGACTCGTTCTTCAACGGCGACACCGGCGTGGATGCGCTTTCGTTCGACGGGCTGAAGAAGCGCCTCATCGGCGATCAGGTCATTTCGTCCGGCACTAACGGTGCTGCGATCCTGACCGACACGACCTCGATTCACGCGTTCTTCGACAAGCTCGACGCGCTCGTGGCATCCGTGTCCGGCCTTGACGGTGGAAACGGCGCCCTGTACGCCAACGCCAGCATCATCGGCAAGATCAAGTCTGCCGCGCGTCACATCAACGCCGACGTGTTCGTTGAGAAGGACATCAACGGCAAGCGTCAGGTTGTTTGGAACGGCATCCCGATCCTCGACGCCGGCTCGACTGCTGCCGGCGTGAACGTGCTCCCGCAGACGGAAACGCAGGGCACGAGCACGATCGCGTCGTCCATCTACGCGGTGAAGTTCGGACAGTCCGAGGGTGACCAGGCCGTCACCGGCCTGACCAACGGTGGCGTGCAGGTCTACGACCTCGGCGAGCTGGAAACCAAGCCCGCCTACCGGACTCGCATTGAGTTCTATACTGGTCTTGCAGTATTCGGGGGAAAAGCTGGAGCACGCTTGACTGGTGTCTTGGCATAATGCTAAACTCGATACATGGAAGCATGTATCGTTCAGCATTGCCCGCGTAAGGTCCACCGGCGCGGCTATTGCAGCCCGCACTACCAGCGCGTAATGAAGTACGGCGACCCTCTGGCGGGCGGTGTCTTTCGAGACATGGAACGCCAGGGGGCGCCGTGCAAGTTCCCGGGGTGCGACTCTCACCGGTACGCGCGCGAATGGTGCCAGCTTCACTGGAGCAGGTGGCAGCGTCACGGGGACCCCGCGTGGGAGGCTGCACCCGTGGAGCGCGATAGCTGCTCGATTGAGGGGTGCGGCGGAGACGTGGTTTCGCGCGGGTACTGCTCGTCTCACTACGCGAAGTGGCGCAGGCGTGGAGATCCCCTTTTCGAGTCCACGCCAGAAACGCGTCGCAAGGGGCTGAAGAAGAAGGAAAAAGGCGGATACGTTCGTCTCTATCGCCCCGAGCACCCCAACGCGCGGAGTGATGGAAACGTGAGCGAGCACACCGTGGTCATGTCGGAAGCCATCGGACGCCCGCTGACTCCAAGCGAAAACGTTCACCATCGCAACGGCGTCCGAGACGATAACCGGATACAGAACCTTGAACTCTGGAACAAGTGCCAGCCAGCGGGCAAGCGCGCACGCGATCTGATCGAGTACGCGAACGAGATACACGCGCTGTACGGCACCGACCCGGCCCAATATCCCTAACACCCAGTCGAGAGAAGCCCCGCATCGTCGGGGCTTTTTTCATGCCCGGAAGGAAACACAATGGCTAGAGCCATTCCCAATACGAAGCCAGACCCGACGCCCGAAGAGGTGGAGGTCGTGGCAGCGGAACCCATCGAGCCCGAAGTGGTGGAAGTCGAGCCCGAGGCCGAAGAGCCCGAGCCCGAGCCCGAGCCCGAGCCCGAAGATCCTACCGAGCGCCACGAGAAGTTCGAGGCGACTCGCCCCGACGGAACCGTTGTGGTCGTGGATCGCAACATCGACACCGGCGTTCAGACGGTAACCGACAAGTAAGCAACTGCGGCAGGGCGGGTCTTCGGACCCGCCCTGCCGCGTTCACCCGGAGGTGCCGCATGGCTTGGACCATCGCTAACAATGTGATCGACGCGTGGATTGGCGACGACGAGCCAACCGACACGATCCTGATTGATACGTGGATTGGCAAGGCTGAGCGTCTGATCCGGTTCAAGATCCCTGGCATCCAGGCGCGCATCACTGCTGCCGAGGTTGACCTGCTCGAGAACGTCGTTGACGTGACCGCGGCTATGGTTATCCGCAAGTTCCGCAATCCCGAAGGCATTCGCCAGTCGAATACGACAACCGGGCCGTTCACTGAGTCGCGCACGTATGGCGGCAATGAGCCGGGCGAGCTGGTGTTGCAGGATGACGAGTTGGCGCGGCTGTCTGGCAGCACGGGCGGCGGTCGTGCGTTCAGTATCAGCACGATCCCGACGACCTCGCCGTTCTACGTGGCGCCGTGAGCCGCCGCATTTCAGAGTTCGTCTCACATGAGGCGTTCATCGCGGGTGCCGAGGATGCTCACGGAAACCCGGTTCGCGCGTGGCTGCCTGCCGTTCAGGTTGGTGTGTTCGCGTTCGATCCTGGTTCTACGTCTGAGCCGCGCGAGGCTGGCCGTGATCGGGTGATTGTCGAGCCGACCGTGTACATGCCTACGGGCGTCTTATTCGCGCCTGACGACCGCGTGACGGCTCGTTCTGTCCGTTATGAGGTCGAGGGTGTCACGCGCGAATGGCGGCATCCCAATGGGCGCCGTGAGGGCAACGTTGCAACGCTTAGGAGGGTGGCGGGCTAATGGCAAAGATGGATGTCAAGTGGAAAATGCGCGGATTCAAGGATCTGCGATCGACCCCGAAACTCGTTGCCCTTCTCGAGCAGAAGGGGAACGCGGTGGCCGCGGCTTCCGGTGACGGCTACACGGTCAATTCGAGCCAGGGACGTTCATGGCCTTTCGGGCGTTGGCGGGTAACGGTTGGAACAGGCAGTGATGCTGCGATCCGCGACAACGCGGCGAATAACACTCTGATTAACAACCTCGACGCTGGGCGGTGAGCATGACGGAAGTTATCGCGTTCCCGGACGCTGAGGCGTTCGCTGTCCTGTTCTTGCGGGCGCAGTTCTCGGCGCGCAGCATGTCGGCGGGCGCGAGTACGAAAGTTCCCGCAAGCATCCCGAACGGCCATGTGAGGGTGTCTCGTGCTGGTGGCGGGCAACGCGATCTGGTGACGGATTCGCCGCGGCTGCTGCTCGAATGTTTCGCCGCCGACACGGTGACGGCTTCCGACCTCGCCAAGGTGACTCGGGCGCTCATGCTCGCGGCTGCCCGACTGTCCGACGAGGTGACGCGCGCTGTCGATGGTGGCGGCGTTGCTTTTCTCCCTGATCCTTCTACCAATAACCCGCGGTATCAGTTCGTGGTGCAACTCGATCTTCGAGGCGCAACGATCTAGGCACGATCCCCTTGCAAGGTCAGCGCAAATCGCCTGAAAGGCACACATAATGAGCAACACCTCTACAAACGTCGTTTCGGGCAAGCCGCTCGCGACTGGCGGAATCCTCATCGCTCCAGCCGGCACCGCTGGCCCCGTCGATGTTTCGACCGCCCCGGACGCCGCATACATCGGTGCCGGCTACATCGGCGAGGATGGTGTCACCGAGGGTGGCGAACGTTCCACCGAGAAGATCAAGGCGTGGGGCGGCGATACCGTCAAGATCGTTCAGACTGAGCACTCGTTGACGTACAGCTTCTCTTTCATTGAGACGCTGAACGCTGACGTGCTCAAGTCGATCTATGGCGACTCGAACGTCACCACGACCGCGGCGACCATTTCGTCGGGCACGATCCACAAGGTGCTCGTTACGAGCGACACTCTGCCGCACAAGGCGTACGTCTTTGAGATCAAGGATGGCGACGCCCGCATTCGCATTGTCGTCGCTGACGGTCAGATCACCGAAGTTGGCGAGATCACCTACTCCGACTCCGAGGTCATCGCGTACACCGTCACCGTCGAGTGCTTCGCGGATGCCAACGGCGTCAAGGCGACCAAGTTCCTGGACAACGGCGTCTTCGTCTAGTCCCACAATCTCCGGGCGCAGGTTCCTGCGCTGGCCACCTGCGCCCGGTTCACCCCTTTTTGGCCAGCGATCACGAAAGGTCAGCGCCCATGGTTTACGAAGTTCCCGACTACAAGAAGTCTATCGATCAGGACAAGTTCAGCTTCAAGCTGGGCACGAAGACGTACAAGGCTACGCGGTTCGACCTGCTCCCCGTGAGCTTTGTCGAGTCCCTCGGTGAGATCGAAGAGAAGCACGTAGTAAAGGCGCTGCGCCTCGCTCTCGCGGGGTCCGATGAGGGTCTTGCTGCGGCTCTCGCAGTGTTGCCGGTAAAGGCGATCAAGGGCCTCATCGAGGCTTGGCAGGAGAATGCAGGGGTGACGCTGGGGGAATCCAAAGCCTCCGACGACTCCTAGACGAGTTTCCGGAGGCCGTCGAATACGACCTCATCACCCTTGGGCTGCGACTGCGTGAACTCCCGTGCGAACGCCTAACGTGGCGTGACCTCAAGGTAATCGTGACGCGGATGCCGCAGCACAAGTCAGCACTCGCCGCTGAGCAGCACCCCGAGGACGCGTCATGGGCGCTGAATGAGCACCTGCTCGCCGAAGTCGCAGACACGCAACGCCTGCTCTTGTGGGCGAAGACGAAAGACGGCTCGAAGAACCGCAACCGGCCCAAGCCGATTGAACGGCCGGGGCGTCGACCTGAGCGGTTCGGCAAAAAGCCGCTCAAGCTCGACCGCATGAAGGAATGGCTCGGCTGGTAACGAGCGCACATCACGGCCACCTACGGGTGGCTTCTCTCATTTAAGGAGCCGCCCATGAGCGTAGAACTCGCCACCGCGTATATCAGCCTGGTTCCCTCGACGCGCGGGTTCGCCGCTGAGACGAATAAGCAGATCGCCCCGGCAATGGCTAAACAGGGCGGGCAGATCGGCGACGGGATGCTCGCCGGCATCGGCAAGTCGCTCAAGATTGGCGCGGTCGCTGTCGGTGCTGTCGCGGTCGGCGGCATCGGCACGGCCCTGGTAAAGGGGTTCTCTCGCCTCGATGGGCTCGATCAGGCGAACGCGAAACTGTCGGGCCTGGGGCACTCTGCCGAAACGGTCGAGGGCATCATGAACAACTCGTTGGCGTCTGTCAAGGGCACGGCGTTCGGCATGGATGCGGCCGCGGGTACGGCTGCGCAGATGGTCGCCTCGGGCATCAAGCCGGGCGCGGATCTCGAGCGCACCCTCAAGAACGTTGCGGATGCCGCGACCATCGCTGGCGTGGACATGGGCTCGATGGGCTCAATCTTCGGCAAGGTCGCGGCATCGGGCAAGGTGCAGGGCGACGTTATCGCGCAGCTCTCCGATGCGGGCGTGCCTGCTCTGGCGCTCCTGTCCAAGGAGCTCGGCGTCACCGCTGAAGAGGCAAGCGCAATGGCCTCCCGTGGTGAGATTGACTTCGCCACGTTCCAGAACGCGATGGAATCCGGCATGGGTGGCGCTGCCCTCGAGTCCGGTAACACCTTCTCGGGCACGATGGACAACATGGGCGCGGCCCTCGGTCGCGTCGGCGCAAACCTGCTCTCGGGAATCTTCCCGCAGATGAAAGACGGACTCGGCGGCATCACGGACTTCCTCGGGCCGCTCGAGGAAAAGGCCAAGGATGCTGGCGCCGCGTTCAGCGTGTGGGCTGCCGACGTCGGGCCAAAGGTTGTTGACGTGCTCAAGGGCATCGGCGACTTCGGCGGCAAGGCGTTCGCGTGGGTTAGCGAGAATATCGGGCTGCTCAAGACGATCGGCGGGGTGATTCTCGGCCTCGCTGCTGGCATCCTCGTGTACCGCGGCGTCATGGCCCTAATCGCACTTCCGACACAGATCGCGGCAGCGGCGCAGCTCGCATGGAATGCGGCCATGTTGCTGAACCCGATCGGATTAGTTGTCGTGGCCATCATCGCTTTGGTCGCCGCGATTATCTGGGTCGCGACTCAGACCACGTTCTTTCAGGACGTGTGGGCGGCGGTGTCGAAGTTCTTCATCGACACATGGAACAACATCGTTGCGTTCTTCACAAGTGTCTGGGATGGCATTATCGCTTTCCTTGGCGCCGCCATCGACTTCATTCTTGGCCTGTTCTTCAAGTTTCACCCGCTCGGCATCATCATCGCGAACTGGCAGCCGATCGTGGATTTCCTAAAAAATATGTGGGACAACATTGTGTCGTTCGTGGGGAAAGCCATCGGCGCGGTCGGGGCTGTCATTGGGTCCGTCGTGAGGGGGATCAGTTCCGCCTGGTCCTCAATGTGGGGCGGCATCAGCTCCTTCTTCTCCGGGATCTGGGACGGCATCGTTTCGGCGGTCCAGTCGTTCGGCGGATTCTTCAAGTCGGCATTCAGCGGCATCTCCGGATTCGTGACCAACGCATTCTCCGGCGTACTGAACGCGGTGAAGGGTCCGATCAACGGGATCATCGGCATCGTCAACGGCGCCATTCGGGCGCTCAATGGGCTGTCCGTGGCGATTCCTGACTGGGTGCCGGTCGTCGGTGGGCAAACCTTCGGGCTGAGCCTGCCAACCATTCCGAAGCTCGCAGCCGGTGGCATCGTGTCGAAGCGCCCGGGCGGCATCATCGCGAACGTTGGCGAGGGGCGCTATGACGAGGCCGTCGTGCCGTTGACGCCGGCGTTCCTCAAGTCGCTCGGCGGCGGTGGTGGCGACACGTACGTGCAAAACCCGTTCACGGGCGAGTACCTACTGGCGAAGGTCGGGCAGGTTGCGGGGTCGGTCGTGAAGACGGCCGCGAATGCTCGTGACTCTCAAATTCGACGCAACTAGATAGAGGATTCTGATGGCTTTTGCCCCCGTAATAACCACGTACTTGGGTGCGAATCCGTGCCCTCGTGCGGAGGTTCTGTTCGAGAGCTTCGCGGCGGGCACGGTGAAGGTCACCGTGTACCGCTCGACGGGGCTGCGGAAGTATCAGGTGCGCGGCGCCGTGAACGCTCAGGTCGCCGGCGCGCTGACGAGGATCGACTTTGAGATCCCGTTCGGCGTGCCGGTTAGCTATTGGGCCGAGCAATTCGACGCTGGCGGGCTGTCTCTTGGCGAAACGGACAAGACGACATCCATGCTCAACTGTTGGGAAACGTGGATTCATAATCCGCTCGACCCGCATAACGCCGTGAGTGTCGTGCTGATCCAAGGCGCGGCACAGTCGATCTCTCGGCCCGTGTCGGGTGAGCGCGTGCAGCCTATGGGCCGTCATGTTGGCATGTTCATCGGGGGCGCCCGTGGTGGCGTGACTGGCCTGAATATGGACTGCTTCACGGACTCCGACGAGGTGGCGGACAAGCTATCCGTCATGGTCGGCGATTACGAATCCACGACCGTCCCCGTGCTGTGCCTGCGTACTGGCGCGGGCATGAAGATGCGCATACCTCAGCCGTTCTTTGCTGCGGTCCCTGATCCGCGCGAAGAAGGCGTGGACCTGAACCGTGGCGGCTCGAGCATCGTGTGGCGCATGACAGGTGATGAGGTCGACCCGCCCGCACCTGGCATCTTCATCCCGCTACTGACCAACGCCGACATCAACGCCTTCTACCTAACGAACGCGGCGGTCAACACCAACGCCACCAACCTCGACGTAAACCGTCGTTACGATCTGATTGGGGCTAGCTAATGAGGGCGCACACTGACGAACTAGCGGATGTCCTGAAGGGCAGCTTCTCGCGCCGCCTGATTGCTGATGTCTTCCACGGCACCGATCGTGTAATGCAGAATCTCGACTTGACCTCGTGGACGCTTGACGGCGACCTAAACGCGGAGGTCAAGCATGGCGGGCGCGGTACGGTCACGCACTTGTCCGAGGCTGGCGAATCCCTGGTGCCGATTGGTTCCGAGGGTATCCTGTCGCCGTTTCGTGCGTCGCTGTTGCTGCTGATGGAGATCAGTGCGGGTGACTTTTCGGAGACGATCACGCTCGGTTGGTTCCGCATCACGAGCATCCCGAGCGCCCGCGATTTCTACGGCGATGTGAACGGTGTCTCGACGGTGATTTCGTCTCAGGTTGAGGTCATCTTCGAGTCGCTGGACGTGAATCTGAAGCGGCGCGGGTTTCGTTCGGAGCAGCAGCCGCCGTCATTGACTTCGGTTTACACGGAGCTTCGGCGCATTACGAACATGCCGGTCCTCGAAACGGTCGCTGACAAGGCTATCCCGACCGCCATTGTCTACGAGGCGACCCAGGGCGGGCGACTGAAGGCCGTGCAAGCATTGGCGGGGTTGCTGGGTGGGGTCGCGGTTGTGGACCCGTCAGGCGCCATCGTCGTCGTCCCGAGTGTGGCGGGCGAGTCGAATGCCGAGCTTGTCGTTGGCGAGCAGGGCACGGTAATGGATGTCCCCTATGCGATCGAGACTGACACGGTTTACAACTGTGTCGTCGGAAATTTCGAGGATGCAGACCGTAACCCGATCTATGCCGTCGCTGAGGTCACGATTGGCCCGATGGCGACGAGCGGTGCGGGTGGCGAGAATACCCTCTACTGCGGCGACGATTTCGTGAAGACGCAGGCAGCCGCAGACAGTGCGGTCGCTGCGATCCTCTCCCAGTCTACGGGGCAGCAGGAGTTCAACGTGGACATTCAATGCGTCGTAAACCCGCTGCTTGAACTGGGTGACGTGGCGGATGTCCTCGGGCATGTTCGACCGCTGAAGGGGCAACTCGTGCGGTATTCGATGAGCGATTCCCCGCTGATGAATGTGACATTGGCAAGCTCGAGGACGCTATGAGTACCGCCGATGAGCTAATACTCAAGCAGCTGAAGACGATCCCCGATGTGGCGTCGAAGCTGGGCGTGTTCGTGCGCATGGACGGGCCGCTTGCAGTGGTGAACGTGGGCAAGTCGATCGTCTCCATTCCTGTCTCGGGTTTCTATTCTCCGATTGCGGGCATGAGCGTTCAGCTTGAACGGCGCAACGGCAGCCTGATCGTTACGGGGCCGTCCAAGCAGCTACCGGCGCTGGGCGTTATGACGTCGAGCGGCACCCCGAAAGCCACGGTGCTCGCGGGTGGCATCGAGTACACGCTGGGGATGCGCGACACATACACGCCGACGATTGGCGATGACGTTGAAATCAACTGGTTTAGCGGGTTGATTCAGGGGAAGGTCAAGGGGCTTGCGGTTGTCGCTGCCCCAATTGAGAATCCTCCTGCCGGGTCGGCGCCATTCTCGAACTTGCGCATCATGGCTGAGACTTCGGGCAGCTACATTTCGCGGTGGTGGACGAACGATGTCTACAACGGCGACAACAACACGGGCGCGTGGTTCTATGGCGCCCGGGTTGCTGATGGCCTCCGTGGCGCGACGATCAAGAAGATCGAGATATTCCTGAACCCTCGGCGCGCTTCCGGTTACGCGCCGCAAGTTGGCACGCACACGTCGGGGTCAAAGCCTGGCGGGAACGTAACCGTGTCTGGTCAGATCGCACTCGAGCCTCGCAGCGGGTGGGTTGAAATTCCCCTGTCGTGGGCGGCTGTGTTGCAGGCTGGCGGCGGCATCGGCGTTACCCCTTCCGGCTATACCATCTGGCGCGGCACCGGCTCAGATGCCCTCTCAGGCGCTCTCCGGTTCTCTGGCACTCGCTAACACTCAACCATTTACGGCCTCGCTTCGGTGGGGCTTTTTCGCTTTAAGGAGCAACGATGACCGCTACGTCATGGGGACCAAAGAACGAGCCCGAGTTTGCCGATGGGGATGCACCCGATGTCGCGCTGAACCCGAAGCAGGCCGCGGCGTATGCGGGGAAGGTCGGCAACCGTCGTGTTGGCACTACTGCGGAGCGTAACGCGGCGGCAGGTAAAGACCTGTGGGTCGGCCTCGCATGGGGCGATACCACGGACGGCAACGATTACAAGTACACGTCGGGCGGGTGGGTTGTCACATACGAGAACGGGACGTGGGTGAACCTCACGCTTCAGGATTCGGCGACCGTCGTGGATGGCCTCACTCCGCAGTATCGGCGCAAGAATGGCGTGACGTTCGTTCATGGGCGACTGACGCAGCCTAACGCGACATCGTTCACGATCCCTGCCGGTTTTCGTCCGAATACCGAGATGCGGCTTGCGGCTGTTACTGGCTCGTCTGGTTCTGGCGTCGCGGTGTTCGTCATCAATTCCGCGGGCGTTGGTTTCACTGCGGCGGGCGCAGTGATTAACGTGAACTTCTCGTGGATCGCTGACGCCTGATGATTACCCTAATTCGTCCGGCGAATAAGGAACCGGGGCGGCGTTACGGTGACGTGGCGGTTCCTGGCGTGTCTACGATCCGGCACAACGGCAACGATTACGGGTGGGGTTCCGGCAGTCAGGTGTACGCGGCTGCTGCTGGTCGTGTCGCGTTCGTGAGGTGGGGTCGGTACGCGCCGACGAACAACCGTTATGGCGGGTACGGGAATTACATCCTGCTCGACCACGGCAACGGGTACTCCACCCTGTACGCGCACATTCCCGGCAGCACTCCCCTGGTGAGTGTTGGTCAGCAGGTGACCGCCCGCCAGCAGATCGCGTGGATGGGCAACACGGGCAATGCGAGCGGCGTGCACCTGCACTTCGAGTTGCGCATCAACGGCGGCATTGTCGACCCGAACCCGTACATCAGCAGCTCAACCGTAGCGGCATCCACGAAGGCCCCCATTGAAGTTTTGACCCCGAAGGAAGAAGACGACATGTTCACTGACGCTGACCGCGCACTACTGGGGCAGGCAGCCCTCGCAAATAACCTGCCTGTGCTTGTGCGAACCGAGGCGAGCGTGAAGGTGTGGCTGTCGAACCTCGTCACGCGGCGCCTTGTCGATGACGAGGTTGAACTTGCCGCCGTGCAGAGCTCGCTTGCTGGTCGCGGTCTTGACTCGGGCGTGAACTTTGTCCCGGAGCTGGGCGTGTTCGGTGTCGCGATCCTGACCGACGCTGAGCGGGACACGCTCACGACTGGTCAAGTCGCTGGCACTGAGTGACCAAGCACCCTCGGCGACTGCTTGAACAGACGCCGAGGGCTGG